TTTGATGGAAAGATTATTTGAAATACGCAAGGAGATTTGAAAGATGCAGCTAAGATTGAAAGAACTTAGAGAGGACCTATGTCTCTCTGTAACAATAACGAAGGTAAGATTATCAAGTGGGTTAAAACCAAAAGATACATAGGAGGTAAGGTTTGGCGATAGATATTAAAAAAAGACTGAAGGCTCTGCCTTATATCGATATCAAAGCGAAGTCAAAGCACCAAGAAATCATCAGTTTGAAGTCAGGTATTTTACGAGGGCAGCAGTTCGACAGCATGCCAAAATCAAAAAGTAACAAGAATCAAACTGAAGAATTGAATGTGTTGATCATTGACAAATCAGAACAGCTATATAAAGAAATCAAACAAATGTACCACGAACGTGACGAACTCGTTCAAGCGATTGAGTCACTCGATGATCCAGTGGAAAACATCGTGATGCGATTACTGTATATTGATGGCCTCTCCTGGAAAGAGGTTCAAATCAAACTAAATTGTAGTCCTGCAACCATCCAGCGAGCAAAACATAAAGCGTTACTAAAATTATCTAAAATGTATGATAAGAATGATAGCAAATGATAATTTTAATGTGGTAAATTAGTATCATGAAGAATAGCAGAGAGAAAACCTCTGCTTTTTTTGTGCAATAAAAAGGAGGTGAGGATATGTGGTAGTTGTTGAACCAATCAGAAATAGAGATGATGTTCAGCTTATGATTGAATGGCTGACGTTACATAGCGCAGTCAAAGAGTCAGATAGACAACGCAACCTCATGCTCTTCCTTTCTGGTGTTAATTTGGGATTTCGTATTGGTGATATAGTTAAACTGAAGGTAAAACACGTTAAAGGTTGGCATGTCCAGATCGTCGATGAAAAGACAGACAAGCCAACCAAACGAAAGATGCCAAAGAAATTCAAGAATGCTATGAGACAGTACATCAAAGATAAGAAAGATGAAGACTTCCTCTTTCCAAGCCGAAACGGAAAGCATCAGCATATAAAACCTAACACAGCTTACAAGATCATAAAGAAAGCTGCTGAAGAAGTCGGTCTAGAAAACATAGCTACTCACTCGATGAGGAAGACCTTTGGCTTATTCATGTACGAACAAACCAAGGATGTCGCTCTGATAATGGACCTACTGAACCACTCAAGCCAGAGTATTTCACTGAGATACATAGGCAAAAACCAAGATTCACAAGACCGAGCCATGACGAAGTTTCAGGGCTTTTAATTTTTTTATTTTACTATCAATTCATTGTTTTGGGGTTATGATGATTTCATTTCGCACTTGCAAGATAAACGCTTGATAAATCTGAATTAAAACTCATGTAGCGAATTCACTAGAATATGTAAAACAAGGAATTGAGAGAGTAAAAACAGCGAGGTTTACAAAAGTATGTTAGGTCTAATACGAGGATTGATTCTCAAGATAAAAGATAAAGATAACAGAGAATACTTTTTTAATTCTCAAATTGAAGAATCTATTATTCGATTTCAAAAACTAGCAAACCAAACTTTAATTAGCACTGACAATTTTGCTGAATCACTTTTGGAAATCAAGAGGATAATCTTTTGAAAATAGAAGTAGGAACTAGAGCAGACCGAACAGAGTTTTATAATTCCAGCGAATGGAGAGAGCTTCGTAAGTTTGCACTTGAACGTGATCACTACGAATGTGTTTGGTGCAGAGAAGAAGGCAAAGTTACAACAGAGAACCTTGAGGTTGACCATATCAAGGAGCTAGAGTTCTATCCAGAGTTCGCTCTTGACTTAGACAATCTTAGAACATTATGCAAGGAGTGTCACAATAAAAGACACAATCGCTTTCAGTTCCGAAAATCAAAAAAAATGCAAGAAAAGAATTTCAGGACTGATGAATTTTGGGGAGAATAACACCCCCCGGTCAAAAAAATCGAGTCTTTTTAAGGTTTTGGGAACCGGTGGGAGGGGTCAACTGTCCAAATTTTTAACGAAAAATTAAAAGGGGTGGGGGGTAATGGAAGAATACTCAGAAAAAAATATAAAAGAATTAGAAAATCAGCTACTTTCTAAAATCGGCTATTTTAGTCCTAGAAAAAAGGATGCGATCCAGTACGAAAAAGTGAATCGTTATCTTTATCTCGTCAGGCTACTCTATGAGCTGAAAGCCAAACTTCATGAAGACGGATTGGTCATCACTGTTCACAATGGGCAACAGAGATTCCAAAAAGCGAATTCTCTCATCAAGGAAATTAACACAACCAGCAATCAGCTTTTGGCGATTGAGCGCTCGTTTGATTTCGAGGTTGAAAATTCTCCTGTTGAGAAACCGACGTCTGGAAGTGATCTGTTATGATTTCTCATCCGTTGATTGATGACTACATCAAAATGGCAGAGAGTGGAGAAATCGTCGTCAACGAAGAAAGAAAGTTGCTGTTTAAAATCATCAAAGAGAAAATCTATCCTCGCGATGATTTATATTTTGATAATGATCTGATTGAGAAATTCATTCGGTTTACGGAAAAGAACTTTTTTCCTCTAGCGAAATACCAGCTTTTCTTGACCCCGTTCATTTTTCTTTTTAGGAAAGAGGACGGGGAGCCACACTTTGACGAGCATCTATATACTTTGGCTCGTGGGGGTGGTAAGAATGGTTTTATGTCTGCCAGGTCCTCGTTCTTTATTAGTCCTATCTACCCTATCAGAGATTATGATGTGACTATCACTGCAAACTCTGAGAAACAGGGTAAGGTTTCCTTTGAGGAGGTTTATGAGACTATCCAAAGGCGTGGTCTTGAGGACCATTTCTATCTAACTAAAATGTCTATCACAGGTCGAGCGAATAACTCGGTCTTTTCTTTTCGGACGAACAATCCGAAGACTATGGACTCTGCTCGTGATGGCTGTCTTGAGTTTGACGAGATCCACCAGTTTGAAGATGATAAAGCTGTGAAGGTTCAAAGGTCCGGTCTTGGTAAGATTGCTCATGCTCGAACTTTCTACAACGGGACGAATGGATATGTGCGTGAGGGGTTCTATGACAAGCTAATAGAGAAGTCTATGCAAATCTTGAATGGAGAGGTTGACGATTTCAGGCTTTTCCCTTTCATCTGCAAGCTTGACAATGCGGATGAAGTGGACGACATGAAAAACTGGTCGAAAGCAAATCCGATGTTGGATGAAAGCACTCCTTACGCTAAGAGGCTACTTGCAAGAACTAAGGCTGACTATGATGACCTTGAGTTGGAACCGTCTGGCCGTCAGGAGTTCATGACAAAACGGATGAATCTTCCAGAAGCGGACCTTGAGAAAGATGTTACTTCTCGAGAAAAGTTAGTTGCTTGTTTACGGTCTCCTGGTATCGACTTGAAAGGTCGGTCATGTGTGGCTGGGTTTGACTATGCGAGTATCCGAGACTTTGCAAGCGTTGGTTTGCTATTTAAAAATGGTGATGAGTTCATCTGGAAGCAACATTCATTTGCGCGAAAATCATTTTTGAAAGTTTTCAAGCTAAAAGCGCCTATTGAAGAATGGGCTGAAAAAGGTCTTTTTACAATCGTTGATGGTCCGAGTATTGATCCTAGACTTTTGATAGCCAAGCTGGAAGAATGGAGAAATCTTTATCAGATTGAGCTTGTATGTGCCGATGGTTTTAGAATGGATTTGTTAAAACCGCTTTTGGAAGAGACTGGGTTTGAATATGAGTTCTTGAGAAATCCAGGTGCTATCCAATCCAAGGTTGCGCCAATTATTGAAGATGGATTTGCAAATGAGCGTTTTATCTTTGAGGGTGATAACTCTATGATTTGGTATACAGATAATACCTACGTCAAAGAGGATAAGGATGGCAATAAGCGTTTCTTGAAGAAAGAACCTGTCAGAAGAAAGACGGATGGTTTCCATGCTTTGATAGCTGCTCTTTACAAGAGGGAACTAGTGCAAGAGTCAAATGTTGGGGAATTCCTAGATATGATTGATAGTTGGGAATTTTAATCTAAGTATAAATTTTGGGTGGGTGGTCGGCAGAAATTAAAAGAAAGGAGGAAGTGCATTGGGGTTACTGAATTTATTTAAGCGTGAAGTGCCAGAGGTTGGGTTTGAGTTCGAGGATCTTGAGCGGATGTTTGGAAATCTGCAACTCAAAAGCTTAGCAATTGATAAGTCAGCCGAGTTCATCGCTCGGATTTTTGCTAAGTCAGCATTTAAGTATCAAGAAAACGGCAAAGCTAAGTCTTCTGATTGGGACTACTTGCTGAATGTAAGGCCTAACAAGAACGAATCAGCGTCAGATTTTTGGCAAAAGGTCGTCTATCGGTTGATCACTAAGAATGAGGTCCTAATCTTTCTTACAACTGATGACCAGTTGCTTGTTGCTGACTCTTACACACGGACTAAATATGCTGTTTATGATGATGTGTTTGAGTTTGTAACTTGTAGAGGATATACCTTTGAGAAGCGTTTTCGGATGA